ATGGAAATGGCATCGAGCATGCGTGCTCAGCTATGCACACGCCGTAATGGCGTGTTCCATGTTGGCCTTGTAGAGGCGCGTGGATACGATCTTGAAAAGACCGAAGACGTGACGACTCGTTCGTATGCAATCGGGAAGAAAACACCAGTGAAGTACTGTGTGCGAGAAGGTTGGAGGTACAACATGTCGACACAGAATGGAGATTGTGGCGGAATGCTCGTGGCTATGGAGCCGCGACTCCAACACAAGTTCATCGGAATGCATGTAGCAGGAGGTCGAGCAAACTATGGTTATGCGACACTTGTTACATTCGAAATGGTGCAGGAAGCATTGGAATTGCTTGGTGAGACCATTGTAGCTCAAGGCTGCATGGTGGACACGTGTGTGCGACCAGATAGTGAGCTGGAAGTTAAAGCGTTAAGTCGCTTTGGCTGGCCAGAAGGAAATTTCCGTTTTCTCGGAGTCATTGATCCTAAACTTGGAACGTTGATGCCGCAAAAAACGACCTTGAAACCATCGATCATTTTCGACCAAGTGCGTGAGCATGTGACAGAACCGTCGGTTCTAAAGTCGAATGATCCAAGGATTGAAGGGGAGCTCCAGAAGAACATAGTCATGATCGGAGTGGAGAAGTATGGCGGACCATCTGCCATTTTCGAGCCACGCCGACTTGACGATGTTGTGGAAGACATTAATGCCATCTTGGCGACGAGCGCTCCAAAGAAGAACTGTCGAGTTCTAACTATGGAGGAGTCGGTTGCAGGATTACCGGATGACGAGTACATGCAGCGTATCAATATTCACAGTGCCCCTGGGTATCCGTGGATCCTGACGCGCCCGCAAGGTGCGAAAGGAAAGGAATACATGTTCGACTTTGACGAGGAGAACTGTGTTTTGAAGGACGAGAAGGTCAAGAGGGCTGTGGAACATCGTCTCGCTCTGGCGAAGAGAGGAGAGATGGTTCAGAGTATTTGGACACCGTGCACTAAGGACGAGAGAAGACCAATCAAGAAAGTGAAGTCTGCGTCCACACGCATTTTCACTATCGGACCAGTTGACTACACCATTGTGCATCGAATGTACTGCTTGGCGTTCTCTGCTCATTTGAGCCGCTCAAGACTAACAAGTTTTAGTGCCGTTGGCATTGATCCTTATAGTTATGAGTGGACCATGTTGGCGCAGAGACTTCTAAGTATGTCGAATAACCTGTTTGGATTTGATTACAGCAAGTATGACGGAATGTTGCCAGCGCAACTCGTGGAACGAGTGGCTGACATCGTGAACAGGTGGTATGACGACGGTGAGGAGTGTGCGAGAGTTAGGAGAGTTCTATTCTTGGAAGCATCGCACGCAACGCACATCGTTGGCAACGCTCTTTACGAGTGTGTGCACGGGAATCCTTCGGGGAATCCGTACACCGTCGTAATTAACACTGTAGTGAATGCAATGTTCCTGCGCTATGCGTGGCAACAGCTGGTTCCGCTTGAATATCGGAGCATGGTTCATTACAATGAACACGTTCGGGACATCTTCTATGGGGATGACGGGCTGATCGCGGTATCGACTGAGTGTCGAGGCTGGTTCAATCTGGAAACGGTGGCGGCATATCTTAAAAGCATTGACATTGACGTGTCGATGCCGGATAAGTTGTCGGCCATCATCCCGTACGCACCAATCGAGCGTTGGGATTTTCTGAAGAACGGATTTCGGAAGGATGAGTTTGGACACTGGAGACCAGAGATGTCGAAGGACACCATCTACGAGTTGACAAACTGGATTCGAACCGGAGGACCTCATGAGGAGGAGGAAAGCGTGGTGTTGAACTGTCGAGATGCTTTGCATTTCGCGTTTCACTACGGCTTTGACTTTTTCACCGAGCTTCGGAATAAGATCTCCGATGCCCTTGTGAAACAAGGAGTCACGCCCACTCTCCCAACATTCAGAGAGGAGAATGAGCTATGGCTCACAAAAGTTGCTTAGGCAACAAATGTCTATTGACCTACGACATTAAAGTATAGGTTCCTTTATCAGCTATCATGACGAATCAACTGAGTGCAAGCGAGCGTTTTAACGCACGAGCATTTCACGCGGGGCGTAGGGTGACTGACAAAAGAAGGATAGTTACGACACCAAGTGGAACTCCAGGAGTTACGCAGGGCGGACAGTGG